AAGATTCAAGAAAAGGTACTTAAATTACAGAAAGATTCTATTGCATTAGAGAAAACTAAAGCTGATATTCAGAATAAGAACTCTGAGACGGCTAGAAACTTCCCTGAAGTGGATCATTTGAAGTCTGAGACTGCTTTAAACATGGCAAATGCCAGAAAGATTGCACAAGAAACAGAAATTAATAGGTTTGTTCAATGAAGTCAGATGAGCAATTCTTAAAAGATAGATTAGATTTATTTGAGACAGAAGGTTGGCTAGACCTAATGTCTGAATTAGAAAATATTGAAGATAATACTCGAGACATTGAGACTATCAACGATGAAAAAACTCTTTGGGATGCCAAAGGTCAGTTAAAGGTACTAGGTTATTTACTTAGCTTAGAATCTGCAACGCAAATAGCTGTGGAACAATCGGGAACGACTCCACATTAAGATAACTTCATAACCCTACGGGGCGGAGACGATAGATATGAGTATAGTAGTAGATAACGCACCTGAAGGTGTAGTAGAACAGGTAACAGAAACACAGGAAGTTACACAAGAGGTTCAGCAAGAAGAATTTCAAGCAGAATCAACCTATGAAGCACCTGAGAAGTATGCTGGGAAGACATTAGAAGATGTGATTGGGATGCACCAAAATGCCGAAAAGGTATTAGGTAAGCAAGGTCAAGAGGTTGGACAACAAAGACAGTTGATTCAACAGTTGATAGAACAGTCACAAGCTAGTCAAGCTACTGAAACAACGGAAGAGCCTGTTAATTTTGAGGATACTTTCTACGATGATCCTGCCAAGGCAGTAAATTCAGCGATAGAAAACCATCCAGAGATTATCAAAGCTAGAGAAGGTAATGTTAAGTCAGCCCAAAAAGCTAATTTAACTCAGTTAGAGTCAACTCATCCTGATTTCATGGATGTTATTGGTGATAGCAACTTTCAAAAGTGGGTAGGAGAGAGTGGTATTCGTACCGAGCTGTTCCGCAGAGCTGATGCTACGTATGATTTTAATGCTGCAAATGAATTACTAGGTACTTGGAAACAAATATCAATGATTGGTAAGACACAAGAAGTCAATAAAGCAGAGAAAGTCAAACGTCAAAAGGCAATGCGACAAACCAGTTCAGAGACTCGATCTTCAGGAGATTCTGTTGGTGGTAAGAAGATGTATCGTAGGAGTGATTTAATCAACCTACAAGTGAGCGACCCTCAAAGGTATGCAGATTTATCAGATGAGATAACTATTGCATACCAGGAAGGGCGCGTTAAATAATACTCAATAAGGAGAAATAAGATGGGTTTAGGTACTAACCATAGTACGATTACAACATCAGCTAATTTCATCCCTGCTCTATGGTCGGATGAAGTTATTGGTGCGTACAAACAAAACTTAGTTGTTGCAAACTTAGTTACAAAGATGTCTCACAAAGGTAAGAAAGGCGATACTATTAATATCCCTGTTCCTGCTCGTGGTACTGCATCTGTAAAAGCTGCTAATTCACAGGTTACAATGATTGCTGATACAGCAGGTGTTGTAGCAATTAGCATTAACAAACACTACGAATACTCGAAGTTGATTGAAGATATTGCTGAAGTTCAAGCATTAGCTTCAATGCGTAAGTTCTACACTGATGACGCTGGTTATGCACTAGCTAATCAAGTGGAAGATGACTTATTCGCTTTAGCTGAAGAGTTCCAAGGTGGAACAGCAGGTGGCGCAGCCGCTAATTTATGGGAGAAAGCTGTAATCGGTGACGGTACTACGTTATACACTGGTAACTCTAGTAATGCTTCAACTCTTACTGACGCTGGTATCAGACAGATGATTCTCAAGTTAGATAATTCTGATGTTCCTATGGATAACCGTTCTTTAGTGCTACCTCCAGTAGCTGCTAATGACTTATTAGCTATCGCACGTTTCACTGAGCAACAGTTCATTGGTAACGGTGATGCTATTAAGAATGGTACTATCGGACAAATCTACGGTGTAGATGTGTTGGTAACTAATAACTGTCCTTCAATCAGTACAACTGGTCGTGTAGGTATGTTAATGCATAAAGACGCTTTAGTTCTTGCAGAGCAAGTTGGCGTTCGTTCGCAAACTCAGTACAAACAAGAGTACTTAGGTGACTTGTTTACTGCTGATACTATTTACGGTGTTTCTGGATTACGTGATTACGCTGGTGTAGCGTTCGTATGTCCACAGTCGTAGTAGTTAGTTAGTTAAGCGTAGCCCTTGTCTAGATGAGAGGGCTATTCTGAATTAATTAGGATTAGTTATGCCGCTATTTACTTATAAATGTAAAAATAACCATACTGAAGATAATATAGTTTCTTACAGTAAACGTGAAGAACCACAAGTCTGTCCAGACTGCGGAGAACCTTCTTACTATGAACTAACATTCTGCACTAATTTCCAATTTGGTCAAGATTATCGCTCTTTTGCAGCTGATACACACCGTTGGAATATGCGTGAGAACAAACGATTAAACACAAATGGGAAGAACTATGTTTGATATATTAGAAGACTCAACATCTGGTGGATTAGAGCTTGATAGATTCAAGTGTAAGCTACAAGAAGTATGGATGCACATGTTACAAGAGACATTCAATAAGTATGAAGATGAGATGTCTGAAGAAGAGTACATGAAAGCTAATGCTCTTCACTTTGCTGATGATCCTGAAGAAGAATCTGAAATGGACAACCTGATGGCTATGCTAGATGACATGATGTCTCCTGATGAGGAGCTTGAGTCGGTTAAAGGTGATTCTAAAGCCCCAACATACTCAGGTTCTCAGCTTAAAGCTAACAATGAGAAAGGTAAGATTGAAGCTACTACTTATAAGTCAGAACACTCAATGACTAAGACCCCTGGAGACTCTAAAACTTCAGTAAAATCAAGCACTTATGGCGCACAAAGTGGTAAGATAGCACCAAGAAAAGACGCTAAAGTTATTAGAAGCTTCGCACCAATGGCTGAGATGATGCGAGATGAGCTTACAGCTTTAAAGGCTAGACAAAATATTGGCAGACGAAGAGAGTTATTTAGACTGTAATGGCAAAGAAAACTAGAATAGACAGACGCGGCAAAATTAGGAGTTTAACTCGTAAACAGCCTTCTGTCGTTCGCCTTCAGTGGAGAAAGGGTAAGACATTAGCTATGCTTGCTAATAAGAGACAGTGGATTAGAGAGTACGGGATAGAATACACCCCTGATACAGAGATAGCTTCAGGTGAGGGTTTTGGTATCATAATTGAATCATCACCACGTAACTTACCGACATACATAGTAATAGAATAGGAGTAATAAATGGCATCAATTAAGATTTCAGCATTAACCGAGAAAACCACAATGGTAGGTACTGAAGAGGTGCTAATCAATGATAGTGGTACTTCTAAAAAGTTCTCAACCCAACGATTCTTAGATGTTAAGGTAGCAGCTGAGACAGCTAAAACAGCAGCAGAATTAGCAGAGACTAACGTAGCAGCAGATTTAGTATTAACCAATGCTGATGTTGTCCTTGCAGAGGCTGATAAAGTACAAACAGGATTAGACAGAGTTGCCACAGCAGCTGATGTAGTTTTAGCAGAAGCTGATAAGGTACAAACTGGCTCAGATAGAGCAGCAGTAGCAGCAGATTTAATTCTTACAGCAGCAGATACAGTTGCAACAGCCGCTGACTTAGTAGCTACAAACCAAGACACGATTGATACCGCTGCAGATGTAGTAACCGCAACAGCACAGGCTGGTATTGCTACGACTAAGGCTTCTACTGCTACGACTCAAGCTGGTATTGCTACAACACAAGCAGGTAATGCAAGCACATCAGCTACAGCAGCAGGAACTTCAGAAACTAACGCTGGAACTTCAGAGACTAACGCAAGTAGCTCAGCCTCTAGCGCCACAACCGCTCAAGCAGCGGCAGAAGCAGCAAGAGATTCAGCTTTAGCTTCATTTGATTCATTTGATGATAGATACTTAGGTCAGAAAACTAGTGCCCCTACATTAGATAATGATGGTAATGCCTTAGCTGGTGGTACTTTATACTTTAATAGTACCAGTGACGCTATGTTTGTGTATGAAGGCTCTTCTTGGGTTGCTGCTTATGCTTCTCTTTCAGGTGCTTTATTACAAACTAACAACTTATCAGACTTAAATAATGCAGGTACAGCTAGAACAAACTTAGGGTTAGCGGCTCTAGCTACTTTAGGTAGTGTAGCTGCTGGTCAGATTGATGCTAACTCAGTAGGCGCTTCAGAATTAAATGTAACAGGTAATGGTACAGCAGGACAATACTTAGGCTCAGATGCTGATGGTACAATGACTTGGACAAGTATCTCAGCTGACCCGACTATGGGTGGTGATTTATCAGGTACTGCTTCTAATGCTCAAATTGTAGCAAACGCTGTTACAGATACAGAGCTAAACTCAGCTAAGTTAAATGGCATTGAAACAGGTGCTACAGCAGACCAAACCAATGCTCAGATAAAGACTGCTTATGAAGCTAATGCTAATAGTAACGAGTTTAGTGATGCTGAACAAACTAAACTATCAGGCGTAGCTACAGGTGCAAACAATTATTCATTACCTTCTAGCGTTGTACACGATACCGAAAAAGGCTCTTTACACGCAACAGATGCTCTTAGATTATCAGGTCATACGGTAAGTCTTTATAAGGGCGATGGTACTAGCGAATCAGTAACTATCCCTGATAACAATACAACTTACTCAGTAGGTGACAACGGTCTTACACAAAAGAACTTTACTTCAGCTGATAATACTAAACTAGACGGCATCGCCACAAGTGCTAATAACTATGCTCATCCTTCACATCCAGGAGACGATTTTAGTGTGGACTCAGGTGCTTTAACAGGTGCTACAGTAATCAGTGATATTGATATTAATGTTACAACAGATACTTCGGGTCACGTTACAGATGCCAATGGTACAGTCTCTACTCGTACATTAACACTATCTGACCTTGGTTATTCAGCACCTGTCTCTTTTCCTAGTGGAACGGTTATGGTGTTTTATCAAGCATCAGCACCTACCTCTTGGACACAGGTCACAACTAATAACGATAAAGGATTAAGAGTAGTTAGTGGTACAGGTGGTGGTACAGGTGGTACACACGCATTTAGCTCACCTCCTAGCACAGCTCACACGCATAGTTTTAGTGATTCATCATCTACTACTTCTAGTGCGGGCGCTCATAGTCACACAGGTGCTTCACATACTCACTCAGGCGCTTCACATACTCATAGTACGCCTAGTCACTCTCATTCTCATAGTTTAAGTGCGGGTTCGCATACATTGAGTGTATCTCAGATGCCTAGTCATAATCATAGTCTTTCAGTAAAAAGTGGTTGGGGTAGTTCACCTGGTAATGTTGACAGGGCTTCTGGCGCTCAATACTCATTTAATGCTTCTACTAGCAGCAAGGGCGGCTCTAGCTCTCATAGTCACTCATTAGCAGGTAGTATCACAAGTGGTGGTTCAGGCACTTCAGGTTCTGCTAGTGGAACTACAGGGGCAGGTGGCACAGGTGCTACAAGTAGTGCGAGCGCTCATACACATACTGTAGCAGTATCAGGCACTTCAGGCTCATCAACTCCTACAGCATTTGCACCTCAATACATAAACGTAATTGTTTGTAGTAAAGACTAATGGCATTAGAAGTAGAGTTCTTTTGCCCTTTAGGTTCAACTTGTGAAGAAGCTGTAGATGGTGTTATCAAGCGTTGTGCTTGGTACACTAAGATGGTAGGACTAGACCCAAACACAGGTAAAGAAGTGGATGATTGGGCGTGTTCTATGAGTTGGATGCCTATGCTACAAGTTGAGATGTCTAATACAAATAGAGGTCAAACTCAAGCACTAGAGAGTTTTAGAAATGAGACTGTAAAAGGTCAAGAAGAATTTAACAAGATAGTTAAGAAAAAAAATAAAATATTAGGAGAGCACTAATGAATGTATGTGTAATTACAGACGACAGAATGATTCAAATTGATGGAGAAGCAATTAACTTCGACTTTACTATTGATGCAAATATTCACGCTATTGAGTGGAATGGCTCAACAGGTAACGTACAGTTTAAAGACAATACGCCAAATGAAGAATTTACAGAAATTACTGCTTATCAATCTTTAGTTGATGCTCACGCTGCTGAAAAACAAAGGTTGGTAGCTTTTGAAATACAGAAAGAAGTAGATAGAATTTCTAATATGACTTATGCAGATAAGCGCTCTGTAGAATATCCTAGCATTATAGAGCAACTGGATGATATTTATCACAATGGTATTGTTGGTTGGAGTGATGCTATTAAAGTGATAAAAGATAAATACCCAAAAAACTAATTATTTAACTATGACTGATTATGTCGCATTAGGTTTGATGCCACGCTCAGGGTCAACCAAACTTTCTAAAATACTATCTCAAGACCCTCGTTTGTGCGTGTGTTCCAATAGTGAGAACTATTTTATTGTTGATAAGATGATAGATATTATAGACGACTCACCCTGCCTAAACTCTTTTAACTATATTGACAGGACTAAGTCAGCTATAAATGCTTTTATAGATTCATGGTCGGGAGTAAAAACAAATCAAATTATCATAGACAAAGACCGAGGCTGGTCAACAGATTTTAGAGTGTTAAAAGCATTAAGACCGAAAGCTAAAGCAATATTGTTGGTTAGAGATATTAGGGGGATATTAGCCTCGTTTGAGAGTTATTATCAAAAGACAGCTACAACAAAGTCTGCAATTTATCCTAAAGATATAGACTTATCAAGTAAAAGGTCAAGGGCTTTATGGTTGTTGTCTACAGAAAACAGGGCTTTAGGTTTTTACCTGAATCGAATAATGAGCATGCTTAGTGACGGCTCTTTTAATAATAATGATTTCTTAATTATAAGGTTTGAAGATTTATTGACAGACACACAGTCTGAAATAAGGAAGATGTATGATTTCTTAGAAATATCTATAGACTTCGATAAAATTAAACCCTATAAACCTGAAGAAGATTATTTAGCAGACATAGTAAACAAAACCCCATGCCTACATAATGTGTCAACTCTTGAGTTTAATTCAGATACAGTTGAAGACTTTGACGACATTTTATATAGCGATTTAAACGCTAGCATTGTCAGTGATTTTTTACCGTTCTATGAAAAATTCTACCCTGAGGTCCTATGAAAAACGAAAAACCCCCAATATTTAATCTAGGTATAGATCCAAATATAAAGTCTATAGAATGGAAGGGGGATAAGGGGGAGATTAGGTTTAAAAATGAAAGAGAGACCGAGGTTATAGGAAATTTCACTATGTACAAATACCTGAAAGAAAGAATGAGTAATACACTATGAATTTTACTGATTGTCATTTCTCCTTACCTAGTTTATTCCACTCTCTACCCTTGCCATTCTTGAATTATATTGAGAACACTTATGGAAAAAAACTACCTATAGGAACAATATATGGCTCTTTACTAACACGTTGGAATGGTGGAAGAACAACAGGAGCTTTTCGTTTAAATGATGAGAAAAGAGTAACAGAATACATAGACGAGACTAACTCTCTTGGTATTAATACTTTCTTTACATTTACAAATTCATACATAGACTCTACTAATATAAGCGACTATGTTGGTAACTTTTTACTAGACACCGCTAACAAGCCTAATGTGGGTAATGGAGTTATACTTACAAGTGATTATCTTTTTGACTATATAAAAGATAAGTACCCCAACCTAAAAACAAAATCATCAATTCTTAAAGTTACTAACGACCTTCCACATAAAAGAACGGCATCTTACTATAACTCATTAACAGATAGATTTGATAAAGTTGTTCTGCACCCTGACGACAATAAAGATTACGCCTTAATAGAGTCTTTGAATAATATTAATAAAATTGAAGTGTTACTAGATGAGAGATGTACTTATAATTGCAGTATAAGAAAACACCATTATGACTTAGTTGCTATGGGTAACAATGCGACCACAGACACAGAACAAGAGTTATACTTTGGAAAGGAGGTTGATTTATATAATAATCTATGCCCTAGAGAAAAAGTCATACAAGGTCTTGCTTTGAAAACTAAACAAGATAAAGGTTTTATTATATCTACTCAGAAGGATGTTGATAATCTTTACAGTCTAGGGGTAAGGAATTTCAAATTGAGTGGGCGCTCTCCAAATTCAGAGGAAGCTGTAAGGCTTCCTATTATAAAAATGATTAGCCATGTTTTTGATGACGATTGGGATAGGCAACAGTGCCTTTATTTATTATAAAAAAAATGATTAAGGAATTATGAATGGAACTATCAGAAATAATATTGGCATTTGTCAGTGTTCTCTCAGCTATAACAGGCGGAGTTGTTAAATCAATAATGAAGGATATTAAAGACTTAGAGCATAATATGACTAGCTGTCAGATAGGTTTGCATAAAGACTTTATACATCGTGATGAGTTTCTTCACACGACTGAAAAGATTGAGAAAATGCTAGACGCTCAGTCTAAAAAGATTGACCAAATTTGGAAACACATGAGGATAGACCATGGCTAGAACAGACCAAAAGACTAGAGACAGTAGAGGTAGATACTTAAAGGTCACTGCTATTAATAAGGTTAAGTTGATGTGTAACCGAATAATGCTCAAGTTAGATGCTTGGCTAAAGTCTTGTGATTAGTCTATTAACAAGCATAGCACCTATCTTAGGTGGCT